TAAACCCTCACTATAATCGTTCGGCTACGCTAGGAGTCGTTAGAGGCCTTGCTCAACCTAGCACTTTCCGTATAAAGCCCAATTCGTTTTTAAGATAGATAACCAATCCTCCATACTCAATATGGCTATCGCTTGGTTGTCGCGTACCCAATCAGGATTGATCGCGTACAGAGGTATGCAAACTCGTATCGGTTTGCGGTTAAATTTGAATATCAATACAGGTATATTGTCGTCGCAACTTGCACATACTTGTCGCCACCACTCAGGCTTCAACCAATCCCCTTCTTTATAGAACTTACACTCTATCGCGTGGTTGGGTATTTGCAGATCGCAAAGATCACGTTGCTGATATTGATCTAGGTTGCGCTTCGTTTGAAAGTTTATACCTTCTTCTATAAAAAAGTTATTGAGTATACGTACAACGTCTCTCTCAAACTGAGCGCCTTTGTTTCTAGAATTAATCTTGGCCATCTAATAACAATTTAAATACTTTATCTCTCGTTCTTTTGTTAGGCAACCCATTATTAAAAAGCATGTTTTCTAACACTGTAAAATGTATCCCAGAGCCTTCTGCTATAACTTTGAAAATACCTGATCTGCTTTTATAAAAACCTGTTTCTTTTACCAAGTCATATCTTTTTTGAAGTTCTTCTCTAGCTTTGCTTAAATCATCTGCCAGTTTTTTTATTTCTTCATACTTCATCATTTAGATCCAAAGTTACTACATTAGGACTGTTATAAATACTTGGCTTCTCACCTTTTAGATGTCGCATATAAGCGTGTAGATGTTTTTCCATAGT